AACACCCTGAAGATTATCTCGATGAACAAAAAGACCCTAGACCGAAGGTATATTACTAATGGCACAAAAAATTGGAATAATCGCTTACAACCTTGCAAGAGAACTTCTTGTTAAAGATAAAGGTGGTATAGCTACCCTCCCGCAAAACAAAGAGGTCTTAGGAAAAGTTCAAGATATATTCGATATGCTTAAAGCTGGTGGATACAATCCTATCTCAGCAGAGAAAGCTATTAAGAATACAAAAGATTTAAAAAGAGTTTTAACTGATGTTGAGATGAAACTAACGATGGATAAAGATCTTAGAAGGAGTCAGTCAGAGGGTATTGAAGAGGTCATGAAAAAAATGGAAGAAGGCATACCTTTAAATCCAGGTGACCAAGCTAAAATGAGAGGTGTAGAAGAACTACCTGACGATGAAGTTTTAGATGCATTCAAAGGTTTTACACCTAGAGTTATTCAAGGTGGTAAATCAGAAGGTATAGAGCAATTATTAAAGTCAGGTGATGTTAAAAAAGGCGTAGCACCAAAGACAACTAAAGAAACGATTGAGAGAAAATCTATGATCGATCCTAAACTCACCGAAGAAGAAAATATTAAAAATATAATGGCAGAGAATAAAGCTGCTGCAAAAAGATTAGAACAGAAAATGAATCCTGAAAAAGATTTAGGAGATAGATTAAAAGATTTTGACGGTGACCCAGATGCCATGGCAGAAGGTGGTTTGATGAGATTAGGAATGTTTGCAGGTGGAGTACCTTTTAGAAGACTATTACAATTTTTAAATCAACAAACAGGTAGAACGGGTTCAGAGGGTTTAAACAAATTAAAACTACCTGATCAAATAAAATTTTTTGCAGAGAAGCAAGGGTTTAATCCTGATCAAAACAGAATAGAATATGTTGAACAGGTTTTAGATGCATTAAAAGCAGATAGAAAATTAATAAGAAGTTTAGAGTCAGATGCCCCAAGCGCTGTTACAGGCAAAGCAAAAGATAAAATGGAACTTATAGCAGATAAAATGTTTACAGAAAATTTTTTAGGTGACACACAAAAAGGAAGATTTAAAGGAATGACATCAAAAGATTATGATAAAAGTATTTTAGAAGTAGAGACTATACTTAAAAATTTAAAACCTGAAGGTAGAAAGCCCAATGCAGAAGGTGGTATAGCTATGTTAGCAGAAGGCGGACCAGAAAACAAAGGTCGAAGAAACTTTTTAAAACTTATGGGTGGACTAGCAGCACTACCTGTTGTTGGTAAATTTTTTAAGCCTGCAGCAAAAGTTGTAGACAAAGCAGGACCTGCAGTAACCGAAGGAGTCAAACTTGGTTTTGATAAGTTTATGATGCTAGTTGATAAGATTAAAAGGCTAGGTAGAAAAACAGATGGCGTCACTCAAAACGCAAGAGAAGAAGGTTATGTTTACATAGGTAAAGACGGCAATGCATACGAGTTGGTAGAAGATATAGCAACCGGTGATGTTAGAGTTACAAAAGATAAAGTAGGTGTTGGAAGTTATAACGATAAAACTTTTGATACTATTGAAGATAGATCTACATTTGTGCTTAGAAGAAACCAAGCCGATGAAACTACAAAAGGTAAAAAACCACCAGATGAATATGATGAAATGAAAGAAGTTCCTGGTCCAGATGGAACGTTTGATGATATTGATGAAGTAAGTGATACAGCTGTTGAAGAAGTTTTAGAAGAACTAGGTGAAACTAGAATTAAAAAAGCGGGCGGTGGTTTAGCTTACATGCTAGGAGAATAATGAAGATAGCACACTACGAACAGATGATGGATTACCTTACAGGTCCTAGAGAAAGATTCAACGGCGGCGGTTCTGTTAGAAACAAAACTGTTCTGCCAAAAAAGAAACCTGAAGAAGAAGTTAAGAAAAGAAAAATAAAAAACTTTGAGAAAGTAAAAGGTGCACTAGAGAATCCTGATAAAGTTAGAGAAATGTTTAACATAGGTGGTAGACCTTCTTTGGCTGAATCAGAAAAGTTCTATGAAGATATACTAAAAGCTTATAATAAACTTAAAAAAAATTTAGGTAGAAATCCAACACAAGGTGAACTTTTAAGAGCAACAGGTAGAAAGTCTCAAACAGCAATTAGAACAGCTACAGAAAAATTTGGTTTAGAACTTTTTAACAAACCAGGAGAAACTAAAGCACCTAAAGAGGTTTTACAAGAAGCAAGAAAAAAAACAACAGAAAAAATAAGAGCCAACAAAGTAATTACAGAACCAACACTTCGAGATGGTAAATTAATTTTTCCTAGCAAAGAGATGGAAAAAGAATTTAAAAACGAAGTTAAAAAAAAATATAAATATCCTCGAGATAGTGCTGCAGCAGAAAAAGCTGGAGTTTTAACTCAAAAAGATTTTTATAAAAAATTTTATAAAAACAGGTCTCCTAGCACAACACTTGGAGATATTGGAATAACAGCTAAGGAACTTAATTTAAAATATCCAAAACAAACCTATGAAGGTGATTTAAAACAAAAAAAGATTATTGAGAAAAGAAGAACAGATTTAATATCAGACATTTCTGGAAAAACAGAAGAAAGAAAAATTGTTAAAGCTAAAAGAGAAGCGGGGCTTGGAAGAGCAGGAGAAAATTTAGACCTTGCACATAGAGCTAGTTTAAAACAATTAAAAGACCTGGGTGTTCCTTATTTAGCAGATAATCTAGGTTTAGACACAAGAAAAGTTAATCAAGAAATATTACCTCCATTAGAAAAAGAAGCAAATTCTTTGCATAAACAAAGAATGAAATTAATTAAGGGGGTGGAGCCTGGAAATGTTCCTAAAGAAGTTTCTAAAAAATTAGAGGATATAAATATAAAATTATCTAATATATCTCTAAAAACTAATGGAGCCCTACAAGCTGTATTGATAGACGAAAAAAATTTAAAACCTTTTGTATTTAATAAAAACTATGCAAACGTTATTGGTCAAGGTTTAATAGATAAGCCTGTAAAAGATTTATCAAACGCCGACCTTGATTTTATCAAGGCTACTTTTCCACAAGCGGCAAAGATTGCAAAAAAAGAATTTAGACCAGGCATGCAACCAGATGGTCAGTTAAAGGATTTACCTGGTGGTAATAGAAAGGGATTAAATTTAGGTCTCTTAAAAGGTGCAGGTGAAACGATAAAAGCCATACCAACACTTGCAGGTGGACTGGCTCTTAACTTAGCTTTTCAACCAGATTTATCTAGTGGTGTTGATAGAGCATCATTGGGCGCGGAAGCTGCCTTTGCACCAGAGCTTGTAAGACAAGCTAGTCGAGTAACATCTAATCCGATTGTTCAAAGATTTTTTAATTTAGGTTTAAGTCCTCAGATGGCACTGCGTGCAGCAAGAATTGCATCACCAATAGGTTTAGCAACCTTAGCGGGAGAAGGTTTATATCAAGCTGGTAAGTATGCCATTGATAGAAGAAAAGAATTACAATCCATGAGCCCAGTTGAAAGAGACAGGCTTAGACAAGAAAGCGATGCTTTTTCTTTTAATGAGTTTTCAGCAGCAGGTGGTGGTATAGCAAAACTAGCAGGTAAATCATCAGGCGCACCACCAGAATCGGGACCTACACCAAAAGGTCCACAAGGCTTGGATTTTTTAATAAAACGTGGTAGACAATCATAGGAGTTTAAATGGCAGATATAGATAAAGGACTTCCTAACACTCGTACTCAGGTTAAAGTTCCGGGCGAAGAGGTCGAGATAAAGGAAGAAATAAAAGAACAGCAACCCGTTGAAGTCATACCAGAAGAAGATGGTGGTGCAACGATTGACTTTGATCCAAGTGCAGTAAACGTACCTGGAACAGAATCTCATTTTGATAATCTTGGAGATATTTTACCAGACGATGTTTTAGAACCGTTAGGCTCTGAATTAAAAAATAATTACATGGACTATAAGATGTCCAGAAAAGAATGGGAGAAAGCTTACACAGATGGTTTAGATCTATTAGGATTTAAATACGAAAACAGAACAGAGCCATTTCAAGGAGCTTCGGGGGCCACGCACCCTGTACTAGCAGAAGCAGTAACTCAGTTCCAAGCTACAGCATACAAAGAATTATTACCAAGTGACGGTCCAGTAAGAACACAAGTTCTTGGGGTTAAGACACCACAAAAAGATCAGCAAGCACACAGAGTAAAAGATTTCATGAATTATCAAATCATGGATCAGATGAAAGAGTACGAACCAGAATTTGATTCTATGTTATTTCATCTACCTCTTGCAGGATCTACATTTAAAAAAGTTTATTACGATGATTTATTAGGCAGAGCAGTTTCTAAATTTGTACCTGCTGATGATTTAATTGTACCTTACACAGCAAACAGTTTAGCAGAAGCAGAAGCTATCATTCACGTGGTAAAAATTTCTGAGAACGATTTACGTAAACAACAAGTTGCAGGATTTTATTCTGATGTTGAGTTAACACCACCAGGTATTAGCGTAAACGACGACGTTTCAAAAAAAGAAAAAGAATTAGAAGGCACTAAAAAATCTGGAAAACCAATCCCTATGTATACTCTTCTTGAGTGTCATGTGGATCTAGATTTAGAAGGCTTCGAAGACATTGGTCCAGACGGCG